GGGTCGAGCCCGTGGGGGGAGGGTACAGAACCACCAAACAGAGTCAAGGCGTTGCGTGACGATTGATTGAATCAATAACGGCTTCCCAAAGCAGTGGTCGATTTGCTTTCATGGTCTTGATCGCCGCTTCACGCCCGATCACCAGCACCCCTCCGTCGGTCTGGACGCTGCCCCAGTAGTTGGCTTTGTGGATCGCCCGTCCTTGAGCGGCTACCTTGATAGTCCGCCATCCGTCGTCGCGAGGATCCTTGATTGACGTCAGCCACCGAACACCATCGGCGTCGCTGAACGCACCGATCACATGCCACCCGTCACCCATGGCCGGAGCACCAATGTAGGTCTTGATGACCGGTGCCGATGGTTTCCTTGCTGGCCGATACGTGCCGACCGTGCCGTCCTTGACTCGCTGTCGATGCTCCCTCGCCTTCTGCCGATTCGCCTCAGAGCACTCGGCACACCGGCAACCCCTGAAATAGTCCTTGAGTTGCCCGTGGGTGTCGCCAATCAACTCACCCGGCGGCTTTGTGTCCGTTCGGCGTTTGGTGCTCCCCTTGGCACGGTATGCCGCCATGCGCTCCCTAACAGCTACCATGCAGACATCGCACCGGCACCCCTTGCGGTACCGCCTCACACCATGCCCGGTGCAATCTTGGCAGGCGCATCCTCTGATGTGTCGTTCCATTGGTTACCCTTTCGTACCGTGTTGAAGTCTTGTTATTTCACAGTGTCGGTACGTTTGCAAGCAGGTAACCTGAATCCCGCGTCCGCGTTCCCCGTAGCGTAGCGGACCGACCCTCCTACGTAAGGAGGGGTAGGAGTCCGCTACCGTTACGTGTAACACGACCGGCAACGCCCATTGTGTCTGTAACGGGAACGAAGAAAACTAGAAGACGTCTGTTACGCGTCACGGTTACGTTCCTTTCGCCAGTATCAAACCGCTTGCCCTGATCTGATCTGCAACCACCCACCCATGCGCTTTTGCCTCCAGATATTTGCAGTCGATCAGGTCTCGGATCAGCGACCCCGGTCTTGCCGACGCCTTGAGACCCTGATCGATGGTGCTTTCCTTCCATCCGGATGTTTCCAGATACTGACGCAACGCGGCACGGGTGAGGTAGGGCACGCCGTCGAGCACTTCCGCCTTAGACGCCCACCACGCGTTCTCCCATGCTTTGCGGTGCTTGGAGCCGGGTGACTCCTTCTCGCGCACTGGCGGGGCTTCTGAGGCCGCCAGAACGGCGCTTGTCACGGGTGCGCCATCTTCGTCGAGCCAACCGGGGATCGTCACGCTAGCCAGTTGGCCAAAGACTGGCGGCAGAAGTTCGGCATCCTTGGACTTCTTTTGGGCGATGGTGATCACCTTGTCTTTGCAGGTCACCGACACTTCGATGTCGAGCGCCCCACGCCAAGACGAGCTCCCACGCGCCCGCCCTTGTGCCTCATCCGACACGCCAGTGTGATGCACCAGCAGCACGCTGCAGCGGAACTCGGCCATGAGCGCCGCGCAACTGTCGAGCATGGCCTTGGCGTCTTGTGCGCTGTTCTCGTCGCCACTCAAGAACCGATGCAGTGTATCGACGACGATCAGCGCCGGACGGACGGCCAGCGCCGCGATGGCGTCTTTGGCCTTGAGCAGTCCGGCTTGTGTGTCGAGGTCGCAACCGCTCGACGACAGCAGCAGGTTTCCACGGGGGATCGCGGTGTTGCTCGTTTGCCATGCCGCGAGACGCCCTCGGAGCCCGTGGTGGCCCTCGCCAGCCAGGTAGACTACGGCGCCCGGTTTTACCTTGGCGCCCATCCAATCGGGGACGCCCGCCGCCATGCGGCAACACCAATCGAGGACGACAAAGGTCTTTCCCGATCCGCTGGGGCCGTGGACCATCATCAGGGCTTGCGATTGAGCCCAGCCTTTGATGAGCCATGAGATCGGGGCGGGCTGCGCCGAGAAATCGACGGCGTCAATCAGCCATTCATCGGCGCTTGGCGACAGCAACGCGGCGAGATCTTGACCGGCTTGGACGTAGTCGTTGGCATCGCCGGGGATCGGGGGGATCACGTAGCGGACGCCATGCTTTGCACACGCTTGTTCGGCGGCTCGGAGCCCAACGTGGCCTTTGTCATTGTCCGCCACGATGGTGATCCGATTACCGTAGAGCCCAACGAGCGTGCCCGCGACGTCGACAAGATTGCTTGCACTGTAAGCAATGGCGCATGGTCTACCTTGGACCTCATGGATCGTCGCAGCCGTGGCGAAGCCTTCCGCGAGATAGATCACGCCGTCCGATGTGACGTCACCGATCCGCCAGAATTTGCCCTTGACTTCGCCGCCAGGGTGGTACCGCTTGCCCCCCTCGCCGTCGATGTACTGGAGCGACGAGATCCCTCCGTCGACGTCAAAAAGCGGAACCACCAACTTGCCGTCCGTCGTCACCTTGGAGCCGTGCGCCTTGACGCCCTTGCGTTTCAAGTAGGGGTGATCATCTGTCGCCGACGGGAGATCATCCCAGATTTCCGTAACCACCTCAGAGATGACCTCACGTTGTCGAGCAACCTCAGCGTCTCGGATCGTTCTCATCTCAGCCATGCGTTTGGCGTGCGCGATCTCTTCCGCCGGGGTCATCGAAGGCCCGCCCTCAGCAGCCCACGATGCGTCGATCTGACGACGCCAGCATCCAAACCGGCCAGCGGGTCGCCCGTCGGAGTAGGCGACGTACCATCCGTTTGTGTCCCGGCCCTTGCCAGCGGTGCTTTTGAAGCGGTGAATCTTGCCGTCGAGGACTACCGACGCCGGGGGGTTGATGCCTTCGTAGGCTATGGCGTCGATCAGTTGCTGTTCAGGCGTTCTGTCGTCGGCGTCACGAGCATGGAACGGGCGATCAAACTTGACCATTGGTGACCTCGTGGCGAGCCAGATAGGCGCCAACCTTGACGACGGTGGAGTGACGCGGCGACGAATCCGGCTTCAGCAAGCGGTACAGGGAGTGGACCGAGACGCCCGATCCCTTCGCCACTCTGGAGAGGTTGCAGTCGGCCAGGCGTGATCGGATCTCGTCGATGCTCATTTTTCTGTCCTTTGCGCTTGCGTTTGTTGCGGCAACGTGTCAGAAACCTTGCACACGGCGCAACCGGAATCTTCCGACCGCGTCACAAAGGAGGCCACATGGCCATTTCAGTCAAGCGCACCGGCTCGCTCGGAGCCACCGCCGTCAAGTTCCTCGGATACGGCCCAGCAGGCCACGGCAAGACTCGTGCAATCGCGACGTTGCCGACCCCGATCACGTTGTCGGCGGAAGCGGGGTTGTTGTCGATCAAGGAGTTCGACCTTCCCTACATCGAAATCAGCACGCTTGAAGACCTCTACGACGCCTACCGTTGGGTGTCGTCGTCGGACGAGGCACGGGGCTTTGAATCCGTCGCCCTCGACTCGATCAGCGAGATTGCCGAAGTTCTGTTGAGTGCTGAGAAGAAGGTTCAAATCGGCGGCAAGGCCCGCGACCCTCGCCAAGCCTACGGCGCCATGCAGGACCGCATGGGGGATTTGATCCGTGCCTTCCGAGACCTGCCAGGGAAACATGTCTACTTTTCCGCCAAGTTGGAGAAGTCGGCGGACGAGCTCGGCGCCATCTCCTACGCACCGTCGATGCCGGGGCAGAAGTTTGCGCAACAGTTGCCCTACTTCTTCGACGAGGTTTTCGCTTTCCGCAAGGAAGCCGGGCACTTCGCCCTGATGACCTCGACGGATGGTCTCTGGAGCGCCAAGGACCGCAGCGGCAAACTTGACCTCTGGGAAGCGCCAGACCTCGGGGCCATCATCAAGAAGATTGCGGGGCAGCCATGATCCTTGATGATCTCATCAGCCAATGGCGCAAGGCGAAGGAGACCGAGGCGGCATCCGTCGAGGAGCGCCGACGCATCGAAGACACCATCGCGGTCATCCTCGGGATTCCCGAAGACCTCGACGGCGTTGTCAAAGTCAGCGGTGTGCTGAAGATCACCGGTCGCATCGACCGCAAAGTTGACGGCGACAAACTGCAGCAACTGGCGCTTGACGCCGGTCTCACAGACCACCTGTCGGCGCTCTTCCGCTGGAAACCGGAGATCAACCGCAAGGCCTGGGACGCGGCGTCAGAGTCAATCACTCGCCCGCTCCTTGGGGCAATCACAAGCAAGCCGGGTCGACCCAGCTTCGCAATCACTGACAAGAAAGAAGGCTAATCATGGCGACACTTGGACGTAGCTACGTTGAATCAGAAATGCCGAAGGGCAACGGCGGCGACTTCACGCCGATCCCCGACGGATGGTACGACGTCACGATCACCGAAGCCGTCGTCAAGGCGACGAAGGCAGGGACGGGCGACTACCTTTCGTTCCGCTGTGACGTCGTCGGACCGACGCATCAGGGCCGGGTTGTCTTTGGCATGATCACGCTCAGGAACCCCAATCCAAAAGCGGAGGACATCGGCAATCAACAGATGGGTGAGTTGTGCCGCGCCATTGGCGCCGCTCGTCTCGACGACAGCGATCAACTGATCGGAAAGCGCATGACCATCAAGGTCATCACCGAGTCAAGCGAGCAGTACGGCGACAAGAACAAAATCAAAAGCATGAAGGCGAGCGGCGGTGCTCAGGCTCCGTCGACGTCGCCAGTTGCCGCGCCTGCTGCCGCCAGCAAGCCACCGTGGGTCAAATGACCTGACCACCCACAAGGGGCGCCCTCGGCCCCTTTCTTTTCTGGAGTTCCCGATGGCCCCGATCCCGCCGCCTCGCATCACCATTCAATCGTTGATTGACGCGCACCATGAGCGGGGCCGGGAGCCGCCGCGTTCGCACATGGGAGCGTCTGAGTTGGGCCACAGTTGCGAGCGTTGGCTGTGGCTGAAGTTCCGTTGGGCTGTCGTCGAGCAAGTGCCAGGACGCGTCCTGCGCGTCTTCCGTCGGGGTCATGCAGAAGAAGCCACGATCCTCCGAGACCTCCGAGCCATTGGCTTGGAGATCCGCGAGACAACCGGCGAGCAAGCCCGCGTCTCGTTTGGCTCACATGTGTCGGGGTCGGTGGATGCCATCATTGATGGCGGTGTGCCAGAGGCACCGAAGAAAGCCCACGTCGCAGAGTTCAAGACGCACTCAAAAAAGAGTTTCGACGACGTCGAGAAAAACGGCGTCGAGAAATCCAAGCGCACGCATTGGATCCAAATGCAGACCTATATGCACGGGCTTGGCATCGACCGTGCCCTGTATGTCGCCGTCTGCAAGGACGACGACCGCATCTACACGGAGCGTGTGCGCTACGACCGAGAGGTAGCAGAACGAGCCATTGCCAGAGGTCAACGCTTGGCGCTTGCCGACGAGATGCCGCCGCCGTTGAGCACCGACCCTACCTGGTATGAATGCAAATGGTGCCCCGCCCACAAGGTCTGCCATGAGGGTCTTGGCGTGACGGCGCCGCAGTCATGCCGGACCTGCGCGCACTCGACGGCCAAAGAGGACAACACATGGCGATGCGAACGCCACAACGCCGACAATATCCCGCTTGGGTTCCAGCGCACCGGGTGTGCTGATTACGAGCTGCACGATCACCTTTTGCCGTTCTGAGGTTACGCAATGTCGACATTGACTCCGCCAGTTGGAAAAAAACTGAATAACTATGAATACTCCCACCACGTCATTGGTCATCCAGTCTACAAAGTAAAAGATGACGGACAGTCTTTTCAGTATTTGATTGCGTACTGCCCACACGACGACAAGGCAGATGTTATTAGAACCAAATCGGCAAATGGGTCACCGCTTTTTCGTTGGCGCTGTCGAACATGCACAAAG